CAGAACGTTGCACCAGCACTTAAGTCTATGCTTGTATCATCTGAGGATGACTTAGATTTTATAACAGGTGTGAGATTCAGCCAAGACGAATATACAAAGTTTAAGAACAAGTATCTAAGAACAGCACAACAACTTATTAACCAAGAGTTTAGCCCTGTAGCGTACCACAATAACACTGTTATTATAAGCGCATGGGTAGATGCAATCATTAAGACAGTAAATGTTTCAAAAGAGTTCTCTTCTGCATTTGCATATTCTTACATGATTGCAAACGGTACACCATATCAAAGCGAAACCACAGTAGTCCCAGTGGGTGGGTTAGTTACATTATCCAGCTACTTAGATTTAGCAGATCCGCGAAATGCACTCTATGTTTACGATACTGCCGGAAATGAACGATTGCTCCTAATCGGCGTTGACTACGAGATTACATCATCCAATCTTGCAATAGACATTCATTTTAGTGCATCGTTAGAAGGCGAAACAGTCTATATTGCATTATACAAGAATGCATTACCAGCATATATTCCATCAACGCCTACTAAAATAGGTACATACGGAACCTATGTGCCGCGTATAGAAATGGATTACTCTTATACCATTCCTACAAATGTAATCATTGGTCACGATGGTTCTAAGACCATTGCGTATGGCGATTACAGGGATGATTTATTATTAGAGCTCGAAAAGCGTATCTATAACTTATTGCAATACAGATTCCGCAACGAATATTATTTGCCTCTAAGAGTCGAGGATGTTAAGTCTGGTTATTTTAGACAAACACGTTACTCACGCGCAGAGTATTTGGACATAACTGAGTCCTACATCAACAAGTGGTCTGCTAAGAATAAAGCAAACTACCGTGTTAATGATTGGGCATATGCAAGTGCAGATTTACCCCTAAATTCGCCAGAATTATGGAAGTTGTACAACTATACAGGTGCGATTGTAGGCATTACACCACCACCGGGGCAACCAGCCTATTTCTTGCCAGGAAACTGGAAAGGTATTTTCCAATACTATTTTGACACAATCTATCCTGATACTCGCCCGTGGGAGATGTTAGGATTCAGCGCACAGCCATCGTGGTGGGTATCGCAGTACGGCGCTGGTGTAACCAATGCTAACATGCAAACAGCATGGCCTAATACACCAGCCTATGCCCTTATGTGGGCCGACATAGAAGCTGGTATTATTCGCCAAGGACCATCAGCTATATACGACCCTGTTACGTTATTGCCACAGCCTCAAGTAGAATGGGCTCGCCCATTCTTGTCGGCTATCATACCAGTTGATGCTGCAGGCAATATTATTCCTGTAACAACATTGTTTAACATAACAATGACTACAAACTTATATGCACCGTTTGATGGATTCGATAATCCATGGACATATGGAGATGGTGCCCCAGTTGAACAAGCGTGGATGTCTACTTCTGCGTATGCTTTTAGTGTACAAGAATTCTTGTATCTAATGAAGCCGGGCCCATTTGGCGAGTTATTTTTTGATACTGTTGGTACGGAACTATCGCCGGGAAAAATAAATGTTGCTGGTATCTACGGACCTGTACAATCTAACGCAAACTGGCAGTATGTGCAGAATGATACATTTACAAATGCAGATCCGTTGTTTGCATGGATGCGCCCTAAAAACAAAGATCAGGTAGTGCATGCAGAAATAGTTGATAGCACTGTGCAGATTAAATATGGTTACCAACGCTGGATCAGCGACCGCATCTTATTCTTAGGTAAGAATGTAGGTGATGTGTTTGGACAAAAAGTTAGAACACTTGATGTTAACCTTGCAAACAAACTCGCCGGATTTACAAACAAAGATACCACATCTACATATATTGAGTCAGTATCTACTTCAGCCACAACCACAAGTTTACTGATTCCATCTAATAACTTTGATGTTATTTTACACAAAGGTCAGCCGATAAAGACATATGCATATAGTGGTGTTGTTATTAGAGCGCTTGCTGATGGAACATTTGTTGTGTATGGATATGATCTATTAAATTCCGAATTCATTGTGCTGGATAGATCTAACGCACAGTTAATCGACATTACTATCGGTGGCACACCTGCTGAATTTAAGGTATACACTATAGGCGAAACATATTACCCAGGTGATATTGTAAGATACAATGGGGTGTATTATTTAGGTATCGGTACAATACAAGCTGCTAAGTTTGATATAAGCAACTGGCAGAAACTACGCACATTGCCTACAGTAGGCGGCGTGTCTGTCACATACAAACCTATTTCCGAGACAACATCAACAAGAGTACCATACGGCACTATATTAACAAGTGCACAGGAAGTGTTTGATTTGTTAATAGGATGGGGTGCATATTTAGAAACACAAGGGTGGAAATTCACTGATGTAAGTGCCGACACAAATCAGATTAGTGACTGGTTATATTCGGCTAAACAATTCTTGTTCTGGCTTAACACCAACTGGGCACCTGACGCATCGATTCAAGTTAGCCCAGCAGCTAACAATGTAATGCTTACTGTCCAGGGCGGTTACCCAGCAGATGTTGAATCTATATCCAACGGCGTGTATAGTATACTTGACAAATACGGTGTTGCTATTCCACCAAATAGCACAACAACAGATAGAGATGGCATGTCTATTTCTGTAGCTCCTGTGGATTTAGCAGTAGGTGGCATTTACTTCCTACAAGTAAATGCAACAGAAACAGAACATGTTTTAATATTTGATAATACAACAAGTTTTAGCGATGTTATCTATTCTCCACTATTACGCGCAAGACAGCAACGTCTACGCTTCAACGGGTTTAGAAGCAATGGCTGGTACGGTAAGAAAGAAGCACCCGGCTATCTAATCATTGATAATCAGCTTGTTCCTAACTACGATACTATTGTAGACTCGATGAGATACTACTACGACCCGGATGTTACAATAGATAATCCAAGTTTAGAAAACTTAGGCCGCCACTTAATCGGGTACGAAAGTAAGAGTTATTTAGATAACTTACAGTTGTCTAACGATACACAATATCTATTCTATCAAGGTGCGATTAGACAGAAAGGAACAAAGCAGGCATTTGATAAGCTATTCAGATCTTCTAAAGTGCAAGGTAATGAGATTATCGAAGTGTATGAAGAATGGGCACTTAAGTTAGCTGAGTTTGGAAATACTGTTGAACAAGTATCAACTGAGTTCAAACTTAAGCCAGAACAAAACACCGGTGAAGTTGTTGTTGCTCGTCTGAACTTTATTCCATCAGCTGTAGGATTTGTTAAAGAGATTAATATTCTAAATGCTGAAAACAGATACACATCTGTTCCAAAGATTATTATTGCACCACCAGATGCTGACCCGGCAGATGTGGGTCCGGTGAGGATTGCAACTGCCTATGCTGTATTAGATTCCTACGGTGTTATATCTCGTGTAGATATTATTGATCCAGGATATGGATACATTGTTGCACCAACTGTTACAATAGATTCCGGAACCCAACCACATAACTTAGATAGCCTGTATGCTGTGTGGCAAGGCGAAATTACACGTGACACAGCAGTTGATAATATTATCGAGATAGATATTGATGATACAGATATTTGGACAGTGCGCCCAGCTGATCCATCGTATTCGTTAGAATTCCCAACAACTGATGTTATAGAATACTCTGTACCTAATGCTGGTTATGTGAACTTCAATGATGTTAAGTGGACATCATTTAATGTAGCACAAACAGCAGTAAAGTGGGGAACACCTGGGCTTAATCCTACAGTAAATGATACTGTGTGGATTGCAAAGACATTTACCGAAGACTGGAATGTTTACAAAATGGTAAACATAAGTCCTGTTGTATGGTCAGTTGTTGAAGATCCAGCTGGTAACTTAGTGTTACTTACTGAACTGTCAACGCCACTTGTCCCACAGTTATCAACTGATACTGGCGCCCAAACTGACTTCGGTAATATGATTTGTTTACAGATTGTGACCGCAGGTGTGGTAGCAGGTGCAACAAATTATGCCGTGACATTTGCCCCTTATGGTGAGCCAAACACATATACTGCAAATAATAGTTACAGTTTACTTACATTAGATGGCATACCTATAACATCATCTGATATAGGTGTATATGCCGAGTTTACAGACTTACTATTATTTAAGACATTACGATTTAATACTGTGCCTGCCTTACCTACTTATATCACTGCAAATGATAAAATTTGGGTAGATGATGTAAACAATTTATGGACTGTATTTAAGTATACTTCTACTCTGACTCCGTACCGTGTGCAAGAAAAATTAATAGATACTAAGCTATTTGAAAACTCACAGGTATTTGGGGCACAGTCTGAGATTGCACTATTACCTGTGTATGATCCATTCAAAGCAATATTACCAGCATTAGCAAAACAAAACATAACCTATATGTTATTGCAAGATCCTGCAAGATATAATGTTACTGGTAACACTCGTTTATTCAGTGAGAACATAATATTCGGTGAAGCACAAGTCGGTAAGTTATGGTGGGATTTGTCTGAAGTAAAATATGTTTACTATGAACAACCTGCATTACTTGATGGGACAGAAACACCAACACAGAACCTTGTGTATAGACGCGATCATTGGGGGCAAATATTCCCTGGTAGCGCAATCAGCATATATGAATGGACAAAGAGTCCTGTGCCACCAGCTCAGTATACAGGTACGGGTATTCCACGTAGCACCACTGATTATGTTCAGTTGGCAACAACAAACAGATTTACAAATATCACTACAGTGAGTTATTATTTCTGGGTATTAAATGCTACAGATAAACCAAATATCGAAAATAGAACTCTTGCTGCATTAGAAGTTGGAAGATTGCTTGCTACACCTAAGAGTCAGGGTTTTGCATTCTTTGCACCTATTCAGCAAACTGCAATCAACAACTCATACATGTTCTACAATGTGCAAGAAATACTTGCATACAAGGGTAATAATGTTCAGGTACAATATCGCCTTGCAGAAAGAAACGATCAGAAGCATACACAATGGCAGTTTTTCCGTGAAGGAGATACTGGCTCATTAGTTACTCCACAATATTGGGATAAGATGGTTGATAGCCTATGCGGCTATACAGCATTACTACCTGTATCAGATGAATGGACTAATGGTATACTTGTTGCACAAAACTTACCCTGGAATACATACGAGTGGAATATTACGCCGTGGAACGATGCAACATCTACCACTGCAGAAATCCACGGAGAAGTATTGCCTGTACCTGATCCTGCACTAAGCGATGCAGAAAAATACGGCATCGAATATAGGCCTCGCCAAGGTATGTTTGTTGACATTTTTGCTGCACGAAAAATATTTGTTCAGTCGGGAAACAACTTACTTAAACACATCCCTATTAGAGATAATAATCCAGCATGGAATGCAGGTGTGACTACTTCAGACTACTGGGATTACACCGACTGGTACGAAGTAGGATTTGAAAATGTTAAGCCCGATATTGTATTTTCAACAATAGCTCAGGCACAAGCTGCGTTAACTGCAGGGCAATTATCTACAGGTACAATTGTAGAGATAGTAGATGGCACCGGCGATGGCAGATTCGTGTTATATAATGTTATACAATTATCAGCCACATTAAATGTACAAAGTTTCAAGAAAGTGGGCATAGAATTAAGTGCTATTAATTTATTAGATACCATCTATACTACTAAGAATGTTTATGGTTTATCAGTTGAATTAAGACAAATATTATCGGCGTTGCGTACACAGATATTTGTTAACAGCTTTATTGTTGATCAGAATGAATTATATTTCTCTATGCTTAACTATGTAATGAGCGAACAGAAAAATCCAAATTGGGCATTCAAAACATCTTACGTGTACATTAAAGAAAATAATATTCCTTTAACACAGACGAGCATGTATATACCTGATCAGATCTCTAATATTATTGATTATATTGTTGACTCTAAGCCATACCATACTCAGATACGAGATTATACTAGTACCTACCTAACATCCGATGTTGCTGTAGGTACTGCTTCTGACACAATGTTTAGTAAGACTATTATTAAGTTTGGCCCTATAGGGAATGGCTTCTGGGATGCAAATTGTGACAATCACTTATTGCCCGGATTCTGGGACACATTACCGTGGGATATGTGTGATTACGAATTACCCGATGTGCAAGATGTTCAGCTAACTGCTCAAGAAATTGCAGACAATATTGCACAACTAGTTAGTGGTGGCGACCCGTTGTCTCAGAATATATATACTATTCCGTTAACAACATTTGATCCTACAAAAATAGGATATTCTGAGTTATTCCCTTATACATTTAATCTGCTTACAATAAATGGCCCTCAGACATTTATTGCACCATATAATGTTATTAGTGTATTAGTTGACGATGTTGTACTCACATACGGTAAAGATTATTATGTTGGGTTTAACTTAGATGAAAGTTACACTGTCTACTTCTACGAAGATCATTCAGCAGCAACAACAATGCTTGCTGTAGTGTTATGGTCGGGCGGCCCGCTAATGAAGTTAGAATACAGTACTACCCGAAACGAGTTAGCGTACGGTATTGGCACAGATAACTTAGTAGTAAATGTAAATACTAAATTACCAGCATACGACTCTAGCGGCATGCCAGAATTGGCACCTGCGGTAGTTGCACCATACGTAGGCTGGGGAGATATATGGAACTCAGTAGACGGCCCTCTTGCTCAGGCATTATTAGCAGCCGGTGGCACCACAAATGTACCATGGAATATATTGCAAGAATCTACTATATTGCCTGACCCTGTAATACTGCAGGATACTATTAGCTATAAGGAAAGCTTAAATGTACACGACGGTGCAAGTTTCTACAGGAATTCACAGCAGGAAAGTGCAGAGTTAGTTGTTGCTCTACCTGCGCCTACAGCAGAAACCGAAAACCTTAATACAATAACAGTTTATGTCGACCCACTAACACATACCGTAGTTGACTTCCTCCCACAGAACGGTGTTGTATGGATACACGGTGAACGCATAGAATATTCAACGAAAACATTACTTTCCCCAAATGCATGGGTATTGGGCGGAGTAAGGAGGGGTACATTAGGCACCGCACCAACCGAACATCCAGCTGCAAGTATTGTATTCTTAGAGTTGTTTAATGTAATGCCTGCATCTACTGCAAATAATGCGCTGAATGCACTAACATTACCTGCCGGTGTAAATACATCCACAATGTATGATACTGACAAATATACAAGCATATCTAATGCCGCATTAGGCGGTATATGGTATTCAAATACAGCACCTGCCTCATTCCTAAAAGATGCTCAGGGCGATACGCTGCCTTAATGTAAAATAGGTACTTAATTATGATGATAAATAAAGCAAATAATGATAGTGAAGCAGGTGAAACAAAAGCACCTGAAAGTGGGTACGTCGACGTAGCAAAAGTCGATGTTCAATGCCACCTTCTAATAAAAGACAAAGATACGGGAGAAATTCTCGTCAACCAGAGGGGTTAAGATGTTAGATTTTTTTCGTGGATCAATCCAGGGATTTGTTAAGATTATTGATAAGGAAACTAAAGAAGTTCTTGTTGATACACATAACGATGTCTTGTATGGAAATATTTCTGCAGCCCTTGCTCACGCACTTATAGGCAACTCAGAAAGCTTTTTATATTATATGGCGTTCGGTAATGGCGGGGCATATGTCGGCCCAACCGGTACTATATCATATAAGCCTAGCATCGGCGGCGCATCTAGCCTAGTTAAGAACCCTACTGCAAATCTGTATAACACCATATATGTTAAGAAATTATCTAATGATGCAACCGATACAGTTGATTATAACCAGTTATCCAAAGCATATATCCCTGCAGAAGATTTTGCCACAAACTACGAAGACATTATCATTGATGTTACACTAGGATACAGTGAGCCGCCGGCAGGCATTACCACATCAGGTGTTATTACTCAGTCAGTTGTTGATAATTCAAACTTTATTGGTTCGGCAGCGTCAACAGCTGGCGCATCTACTGCAAACGAATTAGTGTTTAATGAAATTGGGTTATTTTCTGGTTCTAATAATTTATTTGTAGGCGGATTTACGCAAACATCTGCAGATGTTAACAGCTTTATTAACCAAGGGGTTAACTTCTCAAATATCGCCGGTTCTAAGTCGAAGTTAATGCTTACACACGTTGTTTTCCACCCTATACAAAAATCTGCTAACAGATCACTGGAAATAGTATACACGCTAAGAATTCAGATGGGTGCCAACTGATAAATAACAAAAACTAAGGAATTCTAAAGAATGTCATATACAATTTACCATGCTGATGGCACACCGGTACCGGTGCCAGATGCTATAATAGATTCAGCCTATTATAATTCGGCAGGTGGCTCAACAGGGACCGGCATGGGCATACAGATTGTTGGCGATAGAGCAGTAAACTATGGCGGCCCAATAGCTCAGAACTTTTTGCAAATGACAGAAAACTTTGCTAGTTCGGCTATTCCTAGTGATGTCACATCCTTGCAAGGTCAGTTGTGGTTTAATAAGATTTCAAACACCGACGGTGTATTATATGTTAGAACAACAAATAATCCATCGGGTGGCATTAATAATTGGACACGAATTGCAACAATGAGTCCAAGCGGTGAGATATCTGGGACTGTGCAAACAGCGTCAAATATTGCCATGGGAAGTGCTGGCTCGCTACTATACCAATCTGCAATAGCAACCACTGGGTTCATACCAGGAAGTACATCCGGGCTTGTATTAACCTCAACCGGCCCAACTACTGCCCCTACATGGCAATCAGTGGCAGCGGCAAGTGGTGTGACTAGTATTATTGCTGGCGCAAACATAACAATTAGCCCGCCATCTGGGATAGGTAACGTAACCATAAGTTCAACAGGCGGTGGTGGCGGTGGTGGCTCAGCAACCACAGAATACGATGCGGGCTCTATTGTTTTCTTTGCATCAGCAGTTGCGCCTACTGGGTACCTTGTTGCTGACGGCTCGTTAGTTTCTCGCACCTTGTATGCAGAACTGTTTGCTGCAATTGGCACATCATTCGGCGCAGGTGACGGCTCAACTACATTTAAGTTACCAGACCTACGCGGCGAATTTGTTCGTGGTTGGGATGATGGTAGAGGAATCGATATTGGTCGCACCTTTGGCTCAAGTCAGCTAGATGATTTCAAATCTCACACTCACGGTTTAGCCATGGGCTATACAGACTTAGATATGGGCCTTGTCGGTGGCGGTAAAGCCCCTCAATACGGAACACAGTCGACAAATGCTACTGGCGGTACAGAAACTCGCCCACGCAACGTTGCATTACTTGGTTGCATTAAAACATCGAATACTATTACTGTGGGTGGAACTGGCACAGTTACATCTGTAGCTATTTCCACAACCTCTAGCAGACTTACTGTAACCGGCAGTCCTGTAACATCAGTTGGTGTTATTGCGTTAGATTTAGCAACAACAGGTGTCACTGCTGCATCCTATACAAACGCAACCATTACTGTTGATGCATACGGTCGCGTAACATCTGCATCAAACGGCACATCTGGTAGCGGGTTAGGTTACGGTCAGACGTGGCAGAGTGTTGTTAGGTCATCGGGTGTAACATACACCAATGTAACAGGTAAGCCAATCATGCTTGCAATAACATCAAATGCAGGAGGCACGTATAACTCCTGGATGTCAATATCTATCAATGGTGGCACAGCATTTGGATTCGGTGGTGGCGTGCAACCAAACGGTGGCGCCTATAATTGGAGCGGTACAGTTATTGTTCCAGATGCTTCTACCTACATGGTGTCCGCATCTAGTATAACATCATGGTACGAATTACGTTAAGGATTAAAAATGCCATATTTCAAAGATTCAAATAATAAACTGCATTTCTTATCCACTGAAGATATTGCACACGGTGGTAAGAAATACTTACCTATTGGTAGTAAACAAATAACAGATGCTGCCGCAGAAGCTTTGCAAGCTGCTTCTGTTGTTGCACCCACTGCACAAGAACAAATACGCACAATCGAAGCAACCATTACACCACGCCGCTTAAGAGAAGCAGTTCTTACAGCTGAAGGTAAAACATGGTTAGAAGCAGCTGATGCGCAGATTGCAGCATTAAGAGCAACGATAGTATAAGCAGGAAATACAATGTCATATACAATATACAAAGCAGACGGAACCCCAGTTACCGTTGTCGACAACGCAGTAGATACTACCTACTATAATACCAATGCCCATGGTGCAGGTATTGGTATAGGCACACAGCTAGTCGGCCGCAATACAATTAACTATGGTGCACCTATAGCACAGAATTTCTTGCAAATGACAGAAAATTTTGCAAGTAGTGCATTATATCGCCCAACAGATGCGTATGCACTACAGGGGCAGCTTTGGTTCGATAAAACATCTCCTACTACAGGCACACTATGCGTAAGAACATCTAGTGCAACAACAGGTGGCGATATAAACTGGGCAAAAGTTGTTACTGCTGATTATACAACAGGCGATGTTAATATCACAGGCACACTTACAGCATCACAAATTGTCGGTACTGTAGTAGGCTCGATCTCGATGGCTACTAATCTTGCCGGCGGCAATGTTGGGTATGTTCCTTATCAGAGCGCACCGGGCACCACAGCATTTTTACCGCCTGCAACTGTCGGTCAAATCTTAACATCTAACGGCCCCGGCACCGCTCCCTCGTGGCAACCAGCACCGAGCTTATCAAATGTGCCTATTATTAACCCTGCGGTAGGTACAGAACACCCCGGTGACATCCAAGTCAACGGTGCTGTAATTTCTATATTTGCTGACGGTGCTTGGAGACAGATATACCCTGGCTCGTCATCACCTGCACTACCACCATTTGCTAACTTTGATGCTACACCGACAACTGGATCGACTCCGTTAACTGTTAACTTTACAGATACATCAACTAATAACCCAACAAGTTGGTTATGGGACTTTGGTGATGGCTCACCTACATCAACATTGCAGAATCCGACACACATATATACAACTACAACTAACCCAGGTGAATACTTTTCACCTACACTGACTGCAACTAATGCTGCTGGTACAGACCCGGTAACAAAGCCTAACCTAATATACCCAACACTAGGTGTATTTAACTTTAACCCAGTAGTATCCACTAATGTAACAGGCTATGATGTGTTTGCTGCTGCCGTGGCAGCTGGATGGAATCAAGTTGTACCGCTAGTTACTACAATCACTATTGGTACCGGTATTATTGTTAGCTCTAATAGTACAACAGCGCCAGCAATTAACGTATCAGGTAATTTCCCTGCAGGATCAGCAGTCACAGTTGTAAATAATGGCTACATCATAGGTATGGGTGGCGCAGGTGGCAACGGTCGCACTCAGACATATGTTGGTAAGTCTTTAGTAGTAGCTACATATGAAACATCTGGTTTAGCTGGTGGACCTGCTATAACCGTTGCACCAACTGTGCCGGGCAATATTGTTGTTAGTATAACCAACAATGGTACAATTGGTGGTGGTGGCGGTGGTGGTGGTGGTGCTGCATCCATAGTGCAGACAACCAGCCCGGGTGGCGGCGGCGGACGCACAGGTTCCACTAATTCAGCAGGTGGCGGTGGCGGGTATGGAAGCTACCCAGGTACATTTGCTGGTGCAGGCGCTGGTCTTGTTCCATCTAGTCATGGAAACTCGGGTAGTGGCGGTAATTGGGGTGCAGGTGGTGCAGTTGGATATGCATGGCCAGGTGACAACGTGGTTACGAATGGTGGAGCCGGTGGCCCTGCAACAATTGGCAATGCATATATTACGTGGGTTTTAGCAGGTACACGCTACGGTGCACTAACTTAAAGTATGGATGTTATCTGCGCATAGTAGAAACATCTATTGCTTCTTGATCTGAAAATATAGGCACAGGATTACTTTTATGCATTGTTGCAATGCCTAGCACCTTTGTGCCTGTGTATTTAATAGACTCCTTTACTGAGCAATCACCACCGGGTGTAACCCTGCTAGGGATGGATGCTGTCTGACGAGGAGTTGACATATTAGGTGATAGAGATTCTTGTTTGAATACTTTACGCACAACCTTCTTAGGTTCGTATTTCTTCTGAAGTTCTTCCCACTCTTTAGCAAGCCGTTCTGCATTGCGCTTTGCTTCAGCTGATGCGTATTTGTGCTTACCCTTTTTCTTCCCAGACATAGTCAATCCGGGATTTTCTAAATGCATGCTCATTCATCTTCCTCATATTCTTTATAACCAACTATATCGCAAATGTCTTCTATAAATTTATAAGCATTTCCTATTACACGATTCGATTGATATACTGTTTCTGGGCGGTAAATTCTCTGTGCTTCTATGAACTTTTGGCAGAGTCTAAATAATTCTTCTTGTTTATCCATTCTTACGCTCGTATTTAAAATTTAACACAACAATATCAGTCCACCCGAAATACATGCATATACGCTCCCAATATGTTAGGAAGTGGGTTGATCCGTCGCGGCAGCAGAGCATGGGTCCATCAACATGCTTCCATTTTATATGAGGCACACTACTAGGGTGGTAACTAATCACTTTAGTAGTGTGCCTGCATAATAGCGCACTGCATTAGCAGCGGCCTTAGAGCCCACGCCTGCATCACCATCAGAGAAACTGCGTGCAGTGTTTTCGGCAGCAATCGCACATTCCTCTGCAACCAGTCTAACAAGCTCTTCAAGTGGCTTGCCTATGCTGTAAATATTAGGCCACTTACCTTCTGCTGATTCATGGCTAAAGCCTGCACGCTCGTATAAATCTAAAATCTTTTTATTTAACATATATTTCCTATGGTAGTGGAGGCCATGGCCACGGTTCATCTTCCCAACTTACATTAGTTTCGTTAAATGAGTCTTTGTAAAACTCAACAAACTCTGCAATTTCTTTTTGCAGTTCTAAAAGTTCAGTCTTATTTAACAATAGCTGTCTGCTACTATTTGTAAGTTTGATATACGGCGTGTTTGGTCCAGCCCACTTTACATGTGTTAGTTTGTTCATTGCTTTACACCTTGCATCATCTTTAGCATAGCTTCTGCATTTCCTTTAGCATCATCCACTGGATTATGGGTGTGTTTTGTATCGCGTAAGTGCTTAAATGTGCTGTAAACATCTTTGGTCAGACCCTTGTAAAAGGACCCTAAATTCGTCGAGCTCCAGCCAAACGGATTGCGACCCAACTGTTGCCAGAAGTAATAGTTCATAAATGCAAAATCATATCCGTTATTATCGCTCCAAAATATAGGACGCTTACCATTGGGGATATTTTTCTGCAACCAAATCTCAAAGTTTTGCATAGCATCTCGTGG